GCCAGACCTAACAGAAGATCACTACAGTTGGTTCATGGCAGAGTTTGAAGGCTTTACTCGCAGAAATGAACTTGAACGTGCGATACTTAAATCAGCAGACTTGTTAGAAAAGGGTGATTATGATCCTGTAGAAAAACTTATTAAAGATGCGGTACAAATAAGTTTGACCAAAGACATGGGCACTGACTATTTCTTAGATCCACGTGCTAGATTATTGGCGATCAAGAGTAATAACGGACAAGTCAGCACTGGTTGGCCAACCTTAGACAAACGATTATTTGGCGGTATGAATCGCGGCGAACTTAATATCTTTGCAGGCGGATCAGGATCTGGTAAATCCCTGTTCATGCAGAACATCGCTATCAATTGGTGTACACAAGGACTTAACGGTGTGTTCTTAACCTTAGAACTCAGTGAAGGTTTGTGTGCTATGCGTATGGATAGTATGGTAGCTAACTGCAGCACCAAAGAAGTTTTTAAAGATCTCGACACAGTCGAAATGAAAGTCAAGATGGTAGGTAAAAAGTCAGGTGCCCTGCGTATCAAGTATATGCCAGCACAGTCAAACGTAAATCAAATTAGATCTTATCTTAAAGAACTACAAGTACAAACAGGATTAAGAGTAGACTTTATCATGGTAGACTATTTAGATTTGGTCATGCCTGTGAGTGCTAAAGTCAGTCCAAATGACCTGTTTGTCAAAGACAAGTATGTAAGTGAAGAACTGCGTAATCTAGCCAGAGAGTTAAACATCTTGATGATCACAGCTTCACAACTTAATCGTGGAGCAGTAGAAGAAATTGAATTTGATCACAGTCACATCGCAGGTGGTTTAAGTAAGATCAACACAGCAGATAATGTGTTTGGTATCTTTACTAGCCGTGCTATGCGTGAGCGTGGTCGTTATCAACTGCAACTTATGAAGACACGTAGTTCAAGTGGCGTGGGTATGAAAGTAGATCTAGAGTTTGATTTAGAAACACTGCGTATTACAGATCCAGGTGAAGAAGCACAAGAAAGCGGTCTACGTGGAGTTGGTGCGACTAATATCCTAAGTCAAATTAAAACCGGATCAACAGTAGCGCCAAGCGAGGAACCTAAGATCCAAGCAGGTGTGGACAGTAGCAAACTTAAGAGTATGTTGGCTGGTCTTAAGAATAGTGCAGAATAATGTTCAATAAGAAAATACTATGCCTAGGAACAAATTCCTCTATTACAGATACTGAAACTTATAAATTAGCCAAATCAGATCAGACAATAAATCATGGTTTAATTACCGACTCAAATTTTACCCCAACAGAGTTTGGGTATTATCATACGACAATAGTTGATTTATCTATAGGATCAATAATAAAACTTGCAGAAAAATTTAATAAAATTATCCTATTAGATCAATCTATAGAAGAATGGGAACATCCCACGGTTTTAGAAACAACATATAAAATCATGATCGAACTTGATCAATTGGGATATCCGGTTGAATATAAAAACAATGAGAATATCAAAAAATCCGATTATTGGCATAATTTAGTACAAGAAAATAAAAGTTTTTGCATACATCCATGGACTCTGCAGATAGAAGAAAATGGACAAGTGGTTCTATGTCCCAGATCATCAGTAAAAATATCTGATAAAAAACTTTCTGACATAAATTGGCAGACAGATGCTGATTATCAAAGAATCAGACAAAATATGTTAGAAGGGAAACCTTTGCCAGACTATTGTAGTTATTGTTATAATTATGAAAATAAAGGAATAGAAAGTTATAGACAATTTGAAACTAAAGAATGGACTACCAGATTACATTTAACTTCTATCGACGATCTAAAAAATATCACCCATCCTTATTTTTATGATATAAGACTAAGTAACAAATGTAATCTAATGTGTAGATCGTGCAAGCCAGAACACAGTCACCTAATAGACAAAGAATTTAAAAAGTTTAACATTACATATCCCGGTGTACAATCATTCAAGTACTCTAAATTAGATCACGTCAGTATCGATACACTAACTCCTAAAACCAGAGTATATTTAACTGGAGGAGATCCGACGGTAATGTCAGAAGTATATGTCTGGATGGAAAAATGTATAAAACATAATAAAATAGATTTTGACTTCACGTTAGGGACCAATGGCCAAAAAATAAGCAAGAGATTTTTAAAATTAACTGATCATTTTACTAATTTAAATTTCTCAATTAGTTTAGATGGATATGGGAAGGTCAATGATTATTGGCGCTGGGGTAGTGATTTCAAAACAGTTGTAAAAAACATGCACCTATTAGAATCTCATGGACATAATATCAGCATTCTCTGTGTTCCAGGCATTTATAATGTGACTAATTTGCATCTATTGATGGAATTCTTAGATCGAGAATTTCCATCAACTACCATATATATGCAACTCAATCATCTTAAATTCCAGACAGCATTCAATCATCCAAATGCTAAATTGGTAGTAGAATCGATGGAACGCTGTAAGCAAACATCAGTTTATTTTTCTAATGGAAAATCATGTAAAACGACTATAGATTCTTTATACGATTATTACAGCAATAGTCCAACTTGCGATTTAAAATCTTTAAGAGAATTTTTTGTATATAACGATAAATTAGATCAGGCGAGAAACGTTAAATTAATAGACTATATCCCAGAACTAGAAGATTGTAGGAAATATTTAAAATGACAAAAAATATCCATTGTCCGATGATTCATAACGGACTCAATATTGATCTTAAAAGAGATACAGAAGCGGTATATTTTAATCAATGCTGTCAGGATCTAACATCTTTTAAACTTGAGCCAACAGAAACTTTATGGAATAATAAAAAATTAATTTCCATAAAAGAACTTAATAATCAAAATAAATGGAGCCCAACATGTCGGTGGTGTGAGGTAAATGAATTATCAAATTTGAACAGCTTTAGAAAAAGTATGTTAGATAAATTTGGTGAGAGGAGAGACCTCCTAGGCCCATTACGCATTGACTTATTATTTGATACAGGATGTAATTTAGCCTGTAGAATTTGCGGCCCTGAGAGTAGCACGTATTGGCAAAAACATCTTAAAGAAAATAATATATCTTTTCCTCTAAGGTACAATACTAAATCTAGGGTAAATGAAGCGATAGAGTTACTCAAGACCTTAGATCTGTCTAATTTAGAAATGTTGCAATATTGTGGTGGTGAAACTCTAATGGGAAATAGCTATTGGAGAGTAAGCCAAGAACTTGTTAATTTAGTACCGCATGCCAAAGAAAAATTAACACTGGGATTTCAAACCAATGGTACACAACCCATAGACCCGAGATATTACGAACTGATTGATAAATTTCATTTAGTTAAAATACTTATTAGCATAGATGGAACAAATGATAGATTTAATTATCTTAGATGGCCAGCAGATTGGAATCAAGTAACAGACAATATATTACAATTAAAAGAAAAGTTACCCACTAATGTCATGTTCCACTTTGAAGAAACATTTTGTGCCTTAAATTTATTTTATCATGATGAAGTAGGAAATTGGATTAAGCAAAACTTTTCAGCTAATAGGGTGACAGATGCTACTACCCATTCCAAACATATTGTTGAGCATACAGAGTTAAGTTTATCAAATATTACTCAGGAATATCGAGATGCCATAGAACCATATGATATCAAAAATCTTATACGCTCTAATTGGGAGGAAAATCCACAACAAATACAAAAAATGATTGCAGAAGTTGAAAAGTTTGATCTAATAAGAAATCAAGATTGGCGCAAAACCTTCCCAGAAGTTGCAGAGTTTTATTCTCGTTACATCTGATAAATATACTAAATTGGAGTAAAAACTGTGCAGAAACGCACCCGTAGCATACTTACAGAGCTTGACGAATTACTCACGCACAAAGACAAGGAAAATCTCCTTGAAAGTCGTGCTAATAACATCATCAATGGTGCTATTAATCTAATCAAGTACATCCGTGAAAACTATGATGCCGAGCAAGCTCTTGAGCTTGAGCGCCGTCTTCTTAATGCTATCAAAGGTCAAGATCCTGCTAAATTTGCTCGAGGTATTAGGAAGATCAACAATGAAGATTAATGAAATTGTCAACGAGGGAATTGGTACGGGATTATTAAAAGTCGGCGCTGAACTAAGCCAATACTTTGACCCAGCACTAGCATCCAGACTAGAATATGCTCTATCTAAAGCTAAACCCATTGACTTGACTAAAGACCTTAATCTGCAGAGGTTTACAGATATAATAGCTAAACGTGCTAGTGCAAGTGGTAATGAAATTCCTGCACAAACTATCTATCAAGCTCTTGCAGATTGGCAAAAAAAGTCTGCATCTCAGCTTGGTGCTAAAGGACCAAATTATACAACTCCAGAAAGTCGTGTGTCGGCAGTTAAATCAGTGATACAAGATCTGCAACGTCGTGGTATTAAAGTCATAACAAAACAAAAACCAGTGTACAAACCTACTGCAAAAGAACAACCATACTTTCTAGGTGGAAAACAGTTAAATCCAAATGATCCCAATGATCGAGCTATCATTGATAAACTCAAAGCACAACAAGGTGCGGTATGAAATTATTTGAAATAAAAAAGCAAACGCCCAATTTCTTGTTAACAGAAAGCAAGAATACACATCTTGAGCATCTTGAAGACCTAATTTTTAACAAAGGTTATGCTGGTGCAGAAGAAGCACTAAACTATATTGACAGCCTACGGCACATGCTAGCAGAAGGCACAGGTACTACAACTCGACTAACAGTTAAATGGGACGGTAGTCCTGCGATCATCTGTGGCATTGACCCAGAAGACAGTAAATTCTTTGTAGGCACAAAAGCAGTGTTCAACAAAGGTGAACCTAAGCGTGCTAAATCTGTTAAACAGATACAACAGTGGTATGGTGATCAACCTGAGCTAGCAGAAATCCTAACCAACGCACTAAAATACCTCAGCAAACTAAACATTGGTGGAGTAGTACAAGGTGACTTATTATTCACTCCTGGCAAGGTTAATCGTGTAGAAGTCAATGGCGAAGAATGTTATGTGTTTACTCCTAACACAATTACCTATGCTGTTCCAGTAAACAGCCACTTAGGCGAGCACGTCGCTAATGCTAAACTAGGTATTATATTCCATACTAGTTATACCGGCGGGGATACCATTGATACTATGCAAGCAAACTTTGGAGTAAATGTTACCAGCTTTACACAGACCAAGGATGTATGGTTTGATGACGCTACATATAAAGATTATACGGGTGTTGCTAGCCTAACTCCTAGTGAAAATGCCAAGATAGAAAAATATCTGGCGGCGACAGTCAAAACCATGCAGAAGATTGGTGCACAACGATTTGATATTGTACTACAAGATCGTGAGTTTAATCGCATGATCAAACCCTTTATTAATAAACAGATACGTGGGGGCAGTCAGGCCGCAGAACCTACTGTATTTTTAAAACAGTTTATCGCACATTATAATGATGAGATGATGAAAGGTGTTGATGATCCTACTAGCCGGGTAGCACAAAATCGTCTAGCTAAAATTAAAGATAAAGAACAGTGGATTGCTGATAACAGTAATAATCTAGTAGGTATCCTGGCAACTTACAAACGTGTGATTGAATTAAAGCACATGCTATTACACAAACTAAGCCAAGTAGAGGGTATTGGAACATTCCAAAAAACCAATGACGGCTATAAAGTAACTAGCCCTGAAGGATTTGTAGCTATAGGACACGATGGCGGCGCTATTAAACTAGTAGATCGTTTGACATTCTCTAGAACGAATTTTTTATCAAAAGCATAAATAAAAGTATGCGCGAAAGCGTAAAAACTTAAGGAGAAATATTATGGTAGCTTCAGCAACAACAATTAGCCGTGTAAACGGTGGTGCACGTAATCTAGGTACAGATGCAGCTAATATTGCAGTAACAGGCCGCACGCTTACACACTACACAGTTACACTTCCAGGTCTTTATACATACGGTAATGGCGTAGTAAGGCAAGACTTTTTAAACCCTGGTTCAGACTATGAAAAACTAGTTTTAGCCATTGAGCAAGTTGGTTCAATTGAACTATTAGGTCAACCACTAACAGGTAACCTATTCCACGTAGCTTTAACTGGTGCAGCTCCAAGCCCATCAACAGGCGGTACATCACTACAAGCATACGCTAACGGTTATGTCAGCGGTTCTGGTATTAGAGATGCAGGTGACACTCCAGCTCGTCAAGGTAACGTATCAGTAGCAGCATTCACATACTAATCTAAAACTTAGTATTCAAGTAACACGAAACGGCACTTTTATAGTGCCGTTTTTTTATGGCTATAAATATCACTGTGGACAGTCAACAATATCTCTATCAAGGTTTTACATTAATAGACATAACTCCAACGGGAGTTATCAGTTATTCACCTCAGAATGAACAGAAACGTAACCAACAGCGCAACTGGGAAACTGTCCAACAGATATTGAGCCTGCGCACACAGCCTACTATACTAGAGACTGAGAACCTTGTTGATGACGTAATCAAGTACAACTTTGGTATCAAGTATCAAGGTGAGCATAAGATCTGGACCTTTAGGTTTGGTGTCGACTATGCAGATATCTATCAAGAAGGACCAGATAAATTTGGTCTAGTAAAATATGACTTTAGGATAACCCCAGTAATACTGGGTCTTACAGAAACCATATTACCTGAACTTGCAGTGTTTGAACCAAAAGGCGTATGGAATAACATATACTTTAAAAGTATTAAGATTTAGTTAAATATATTAGATGCTCAAAGGCATTCATTAAGGCACATATTAAGGCACATTGTTAAGGCTCACTCAAAAGACGGCATCGCTCACTTAGGAAGGCGAGATGGCCAAACCAACAGAAATTGAGAAACAGAATCTAGAAGCCCACGTGGAAATATGTGCCGTTAGGTACGCAAACTTGGAAACTAAACTAGAAAACTTAGAACATCGTATGGACAAACTTGAAGGCTACCTAGTCAGCATCAAGGACAGTCTGGACGAAAAATTTGAAGGTCGCGGCAAGCAAAGTGTCAGCACCTTAGTCAGCATCTTAGGCGTAATCCTAGCAGGACTTATTGGATTTATCGGACACGCCCTCTTCAAGTAACATAAATAGTTACATGAAGATCGTAGAACTATACAACAATTTACACTTACCAATCGACAACGAAGAAGCAGAGTTGCTTGAACGTTTTATTGGTGCAACCCCTATAGCCAAAAGCCGCCTTAACGAGCGTGAACAGATCTTAGCTAATCAACTAACGGTAAAAGATGTACTTCTACGAACGAATGAAGATGGCAAAATCTACTACAAAAAACGCACCGGCTGAGTTTGACGTTGAAAAAATACGTCGATTTACACAGCAAGAACTTGTAAAACTAGCTAATAACCCCACTGAACTACCTTTCTGTTATCAGCTTGGTACAGATGTTCTTGTAGGTCGTTATCGTGTACAAAAAATCAATGACGATTGCTGGCGTGTTATGCAAGGTGATCAGCAGTTATTTGATTTTTTTGCTCGTAAAGATGCAATATTTTACTGTATAGCTCTACACAAGGAAAAGCTACAACTAGCCAATGATATTAGAGACTGTGACCGCCTGCTAAATCGATTGGAATTTGATGCTAGTTTATATCGTTTACGCTATAAAAAATCCCAAGCTAAAGGTGATCAGTGGGGTGAGGAATTTTACTCCACTAGATACAAAGAAACCATGAATCGCATAGAATCCACTAAAAAAGAAATTAAGAAAAACTTAAACTTGGCTAAATATATTAAAGTCTAAATAGGAATTTGACCATGAAACTAGCAGAAATGTCTACAAAATCAACACGTAAGATTAACAAATTAATGGAAAGCCGCTTTGGTTTTCAAATTAATTTTGATAACTTGACTGTTGCTAAAGCAGAAAGATTAAGCGAAACTATCGCTGCGAATTTAAACAAAATTCGTCACAGTGTGGCACTACACACAGCAGAAACAAATCCACGTTATATGGAGTTACTAACTGTTCAAGAAGGTATTAATGCTTGGTTAGAACAAAATCGTACACAACTGAACGAAGGTGAAGTAGGTAACGCAGAAGTACTATTAGCTGCTAAAGATATGGTAGACAGTGTCCAAGACGCTATTGAAAAAGTTGGTAAAATGCAAAATGAACAATTACCACAACTACTTGATTCAATCCGTGACCAAATTGGTAGCGAACAAGCAGAAGCATTTAAAAACGCAGTAGGCACAACATTAGACACACTGATGCAAAACCTACAATCAGCACGTGAAGGTGTTGACAATGGCGTTCGTGTATTATCAGGTGAACAACTTGACAATCCAATGGCCATGCCAGGCGACACAGCAGGCGCTGATTTAAGTGGTGATGCAGGTTTACCTCCAGCACCAGGTAGTGATCTAGATGCTGACGAAACTGATGGCTTTGGTGCTACTGATGCCGCAGTTGGTGGCGCAGAAGAACTTGGTCGTGAATTGCGTTAATCGTGCGCCTAAATGAATTTATACATGGCCCAACAAATACTCCAGAGTCAAATTTAACAACGGCTTTGGAGCTTATTCAACACCGTTACAAAGATAAAGAACAATCTCCAAAAGTAAGTACACAAAGCATTATTAATCTAGTGCGCAATACTGATCGTACCTTTGATTATGAATCACTGGTTCAAGCCAATGAAACGAATCCAGCAGTAAAAAATCTAATCAAAACATTCAACAAAGACTACGTTGAATTAAACACGGTCAATGACGGTGAGGAAGACGCTCCTACTACCAACGTAGGTGATGAAACTACAGACGCACCTGTAGACACCGTAGCAAACATGGCCAAACGTGCTGCCAAAACACGTGGCGCCGCATTTTAATCAAAACACTTGACATAGCACACTAAATACTGTAGTATTTTACTATACTATTGGAGTTTATATATGGCTTATTCAGAAAAAGTTCTAGACCATTACGAAAATCCTCGTAATGTGGGTACCTTGGACAAGGATAGTCCAGATGTAGGAACAGGCATGGTTGGTGCACCAGCCTGCGGTGATGTGATGAAACTACAGATTGAAGTCCATGAGGGGATCATAACAGATGCCAAATTTAAAACGTATGGTTGTGGCAGTGCTATTGCTAGTAGTAGCCTTGTCACCGAGCTCCTCAAGGGCAAGACGTTGGATGAGGCTCAGACCATCAAAAATTCACATATCGCAGAAGAACTCGCGTTACCGCCCGTCAAAATACATTGCTCGGTGCTTGCAGAAGATGCAATTAAATCAGCCATAGCAGACTATAGAAAGAAACATGAAGAAATCACTCATTGAAAGCCCTTGCATCTCAGTATGCCGCTATGACAATGAAGTCTGTGTGGGCTGTGGCCGCACGGTAGATGAAGTTGTAGGATGGTATGATATGTCAGATGATGAAAAACAAGCAGTGTTAAACAGACTAGAAAAAGAGTCTAAGGGTTGGTTTAAATAATGGATATGATCTCACTAACAGCCAATGCCGCAAAAAAGATGCAAGATGCCCTGTATAATCGCGGCAGAGGCATTGGCATGCGCATTGGTGTACGTACCAGCGGTTGCAGTGGATTTGCCTACATGCTAGAATTTGCTGATAAAACATTTGAAGGTGATCTTGAAATACTAGACCGCGGTGTTAATCTCGTCATCAATAAAAAAGATCTTGTATATCTACAAGGCATGCAGATTGACTATGCTAAAAAAGGGCTTAACGAAGGCTTTGAATTTTCCAATCCCAACGAAAAGGCACGTTGTGGTTGCGGTGAATCATTTACTGTTTGACATCTTATAATTAGTAATATATACTAGTAAGATGCTTATTCAAAAATACAACTATACCCCCATTAATCGTGACACTGTAGAAGGTAAACGGCTTTATACTTTACCAGACGGGTCACGTGTTCCTAGTGTCACTACAATACTTGATCGCACCAAACCACAAGAGAAACGTGATGCTCTTGAGAATTGGCGAAAACGTGTAGGAACCCAACAAGCTCAACAGATTACCACAGAAGCCGCCAGCCGAGGCACACGTATGCACAAATGGTTAGAAGACTATGTGCGTAACGATCGAGAAATGGGCACTCCTGGAACCAATCCAAATAGCCAACAGAGTTATGCCATGGCACAAGAGATAGTAGAACACGGGCTCAAACATGTAGACGAAGTATGGGGGATTGAAGTGCCTTTGTATGTTCCGGGCCTGTATGCTGGCACAACAGATGCCTGCGGAGTATATAAGGGTAGTCCTGCAATTATCGACTATAAACAGACTAATAAACCCAAGAAAACCGAGTGGATTGAAGACTATTTCCTACAATTATGCGCCTATGCTGCCGCACACAATGAAGTCCATGGAACTGACATTAAACAGGGTGTGATACTAATGGCCGTAGCACCTAAACTCCTAGAAGACAATACCTTTGCTAGACCAGAATTCCAAACATGGACTGTAAGCGGTAATGAATGGACGATCTGGATGGACCGTTGGTTTGATAGAGTTGAGCAGTATTATAAGTTAGCATAAATACTAGATATTGAACTAAGGTGATAACATGGCTGTTTATGAAGTAGCAAAAATACAATTTCGTAGTGGACTACAACAAGACTTACCCGCATTGGATACTGGTGAACCTGGTTGGTGTGTGGACACACAACGATTATTCATTGGTAAAGGTACTTTAGCAGAAGGTGCTCCTGAAATTGGTGTTACAGAAATTCTAACTGAATACAGCGTTGGATCTATATTAACTTCGTTTAACAGTTTAAATGCTAACGTAGCTAACTTAACCATAACGGTTAATACAATCAACAGCCAAATTGGTAATCTTGTTCCAGTTACGATTACTCTAGCCAATAATCAATCAACACTTTCTAATATAGCCGCGGTGGATATTGAAGCATATGGTTCAAGAGATCTTAACTATAGGATCGTCATGAATGCAAATGTTAGATCGGGTACAATTTCTGTAGTCCAAACCCAGGGTAATTTAATAACATGGTCCGATGACCATGTTGAATCTGGTGACACTGGAGTTATATTATATTGGACCGGTAACGCAGTCACGAGAACAGCAGTATTAGGGTACAAATCAACAGCAAATCTTGTTGGTAGTTTAACCTACTACCTACAATCATTTACATAAAATGTGGACGAATTTTTGGAATCTGCGTGTCAATGACAGACTAGCAGAATGGAAAGATTTTCGCCATAAATTAAGTGACCTACCATTAGATCAAGCAATTCAAGAACTTAATGTAATGTGGAGCACTGCTCCTTACGTAACTTATTATTTAGATCCAAGCGATCCCACAAGTTGGCCAGATCCCTGGACCTTGTTAGCCGAAAACTACTATTGTAACGTTGCAAAATCACTAGGAATCCTGTATACTATATACTTTACTAGTCATAGGAACATAGCTTCAGATTTACGTGTTTATTATGATTATAAAGATAAAGAACGCTACAGTGTAGCATATTTAGACCATGGGAAATATATTCTTAATTACTGGCCCTACGAAATAGTAAATACAAAACAGATAGAAGAAAAACAGTTACAACTGCTGTATCAATACTCAAGCATGGATTTACAGCTAGAAAAATATTAAACAAAATAGAGGTTTCAAGTGAGCAACATTCAAGTCAAAAAACGCAGTGGTGCGATCGTACCACTAGATCTTACAAAATGGCAGGCTCAGGTAGCTAAAGTATGTCAAAATGTAGCTGATGTCAGTCAAAGTATGATTGAGATCAAAGCACAACCACATTTCTACGATGGTATTAGCACACGCGAAATTGACGAGATCACACTTCGTGCCATTGTTGACTTAATTGACGTAGAACACAATCCAGATGTTGGACACACTAACTATCAATACGTAGCAGGTAAACAACGACTATCGATGCTACGTAAAGATATCTATGGTGACTATGCTGTCCCTCATTTGTATGAAATCGTAAAAACAAATGTAGCCACTGGTTTGTACACAGCAGAACTTCTTGAATGGTACTCAGAAGATGACTGGAACAAGATGGAAGAACTTATTGATCACAGTAAAGATGAAGAATACAGCTATGCAGCCATTGAACAACTAATTGAAAAATATCTAGTTAAGAATCGTAGCACAAAACAAATTTATGAAACTCCACAAATTAGATACATGGTTGCTGCCGCTACGGTGTTCCATAAGGAAGCAGTAGGACAACGAATAAAATATATTAAAGATTACTATACCTGCGCCAGTGACGGATTGTTCACGCTCGCCACTCCAGTGCTCGCTGGCCTAGGTACCCCTACAAAACAATTCAGTTCATGTGTACTGATTAAAAGTGATGATGATTTGGATAGCATATTTGCATCCGGAGAGATGATGGCCAAGTATGCCAGCAAGCGTGCTGGTATTGGTCTAGAGATAGGTCGTTTGCGCCCCCTGGGGAGTCCTATACGAGGCGGGGAAATCATGCACACAGGCATGATCCCCTTCCTTAAGAAATGGTTTGGCGATCTGAGATCATGTAGTCAAGGGGGTATCCGCAATGCGTCAGCTACTGTATTCTATCCAATATGGCATCATCAGTTTGATGATCTTATTGTGCTTAAAAATAATCAGGGCACTGAGGAAACTCGTGTGCGTCATATGGATTATGGTGTCGTACTTAACGCGATGTTTTGGCGCAGATTCAAAAACAAAGAAAACATAACATTCTTTGATCCCAATGAAGTACCGGATTTATACGAAGCATTTTATAAAGACACAGCACTGTTTGAAGAGTTATATGTTAAGTATGAAAAACAAAAAGGCCTACGTAAGAAAGTACTAAGTGCCGAGGAAGTATTCAAAGGTGGAATACTTAAAGAACGCACAGACACAGGACGTATCTATCTTGTGTTTATCGACAACGTAATGAAGCAAGGTCCATTTGACCCTGAATATCATACCATCTATCAAAGTAATCTGTGTTGCGAGATTTTACTACCCACTAAGAGTTTTAAACGCTTAGATGACGCCTCCGGTCGCATTGCCCTGTGTACACTAGGTAGTATAAATTGGGGTGCTTTCCGTAACCCAGAAGATATGAAACGTGCTTGTCGCATTCTACAACGTAGCTTATGTAACATCTTGGATTACCAAGACTTCTTAAGTATACAAAGTAAATTAAGTAACGACGAAATACAACCACTAGGTATTGGTATTACTAATCTTGCTTATTGGCACGCTAAAAAGAATCTACGCTATGGTGAGAAAGATGCACTACAAGAAGTTAAAACGTGGATGGAACATCAGGCATTCTTCTTAACAGAAGCAACTGTTGAACTAGCAAAAGAACGTGGAGCATGTTTACACAGTGAACACACACGCTATGGCAAAGGATACTTTCCTTGGGAGAATCGTGCTCGAGGTGTAAACAAACTTGCTGACTTTACTCCTACACGTGAATTAGATTGGGAACAACTACGTAGCGATATGAGATCATATGGGGTACGTAATGCTACATTGATGGCGATCGCTCCAGTGGAAAGTTCTAGTGTTGTTATCAACTCAACCAACGGTATTGAAATGCCGATGAGTTTAATTTCAGTTAAAGAATCAAAAGCAGGTAGCTTTATACAAGTAGTTCCAGAATACAATAAATTAAAAAACCGTTATCAATTGATGTGGGAACAAACTGACTGCGATGGCTATTTGAAAACTGCGGCTGTATTAGCGGCTTATGTAGATCAAAGTATTAGTACAAACACTTTCTACAATCCAGCACATTGGGCAGATCGTAAAGTGCCGAGCACATTGATTGCTAAAAACTTAATGCAGGCACATGCTTGGGGTATCAAGACATTCTACTACAGCTTGATTAACAAACAAGGTGCAAAAGCAGATGCGGAAATTGCACCGACATTAGCGGCACAACCAGATGAAACCGATGACGATTGCGAGGCATGTAAACTATGAGTAAAGAACAATATAATTTAAGTACTAAAACAAACTATCTACAACGTAAGATGTTCCTAGATCCAGCTGGTCCTGTGACTATCCAACGCTTTGAAGAAGTAAAATATAATAAAATTGCTAACTTTGAAGCCACTGCTAGAGGTTTCTTTTGGCAACCAGAAGAAGTCAGTTTAACTAAAGACAGCCAAGATTTTAAAGATGCCAGCGACGCTGTTAAACATATCTTTACTAGTAATCTATTAAGACAAACTGCATTAGATAGCTTGCAAGGTCGTGCGCCTAATCAAGTATTTGGACCGGTGGTAAGTCTGCCTGAACTAGAAGCGTTAATCAGTAACTGGAGTTTCTTTGAAACTAATATACACAGCAAGAGTTATAGCCACATCATCCGTAATATCTACAACGTGCCTAAAGATGTATTCAATACAATACATGATACACAAGAAATCGTAGGCATGGCCAGTAACATTGGCAACTACTATGATAAGTTACATGTGATCAATTGTCGTAAAGAAATGGGAAATAAGATAGATGAACGTGATCACATCAAAGCCATATGGCTTGCTCTACACGCCAGTTATGGCCTAGAAGCATTCCGCTTTATGGTATCGTTCGCCACTAGTTTAGCCATGGTTGAGAATAAAATCTTCATTGGCAACGGTAATATTATCAGCTTGATCCTACAAGATGAATTACTACACAAAGAATGGACTGCGTTCTTGATCAATCAAGTGGTTAAAGAAGATCCACGCTTTGCAGATATCAAAGCAGAATGTGAAGCTGAAGTTTATCAGATGTATCTCGATGTCATTGGCGAAGAAAAAGCCTGGGCAGACTATTTGTTCAAGCTAGGTCCGGTGATTGGGCTTAATGCTGCTATCTTAAAAGAGTTTGTGGACTACACAGCAGTAGGAGCACTAAAGGAAATTGGTATTAAGTACAGCAACCCTGCACCTAAGACCACACCTATACCTTGGTTTAACAAACACAGCGATACCAGCAAGAAACAAACAGCCTTACAAGAAAATGAATCAACAAATTATGTGATTGGAGTCATGGGCGAAAACGTTGAGTATGATGAATTACCGGAGTTATAAGATGTTAACAGTATATAGTAAAAATTATTGCCCATTCTGCGATAAGGCCAAGCATTTATTAAAAACAAAAAATATCGCATACACAGAAATTAAGATCGATGAAGATCAAGATGCACGTGAGTGGTTGATCGCCCAAGGGCATCGTACAGCACCTCAGATCTACAAGGGTGATGAACTGTTCGTAGAAGGCGGTTATCAAGGATTAGTGAAATTATCAGATGAAGAATTATTCAATAAACTAGGGGAAATCAATGCTTGAAAAAACAGGATATGCTAAAGATACAGTAGTAAGTTTTAAAATAGTCAACGGAGATGAAATCGTTGCTAAAGTAGTAGAAGAAAATGCTAACGGATTTGTTATTAATAAACCAACAACAGTTATGCCTAGTCAAAAAGGACTAGCATTGATGCAAAGTTTGTTTACTAGCGACTTAAATAAGAATATAGTATTGGATAAACGCCATGTGATGATGCATAGTACTACAGTTAAAGATGTAGAAGACTATTACATACAAACCACAACTGGTATACAACCAGTAAGTGCTGGCGGTATTATAACATAGGAATAAAGTATGACCATTGGCGCAGATATAGCACCATCAACCACTGAAGGTGGTACAGGAGTAGCAGGGTTATCTAAAGCAGTGACTGTCATAAGTGAAGGACAGTATAATGCTGTAGGAGAACCAGCTACTAGCTTTAGCCCCGCCACCATTACTGCCATGGTTGGAATGAAAAAAGGTGAAGCTTTAACTATATCCCCTGCTGTCACTCAGGCCAAAGCTGCTTTAGCTAGTGTATCTCCGTCAGATCCAAATTATGCCGCAGCACAATCGGCTTTAACAAATTTAACTACATTACAAAATAATATTTTTAGTCCTGCTGATC